TGGAGAGCCTGTAGAGTCTCGCATTGTTCCAAACAGAGAAGCAGCGGAGACTCTGCGAGAAGAAATGGAAGATAAGCACGGAAAGGGACACGGCAACATTTATTCCGTCCTTGGCGGAGTGAAGATTGAGATTCTGATTGAGGATGAGTTTGCAAGCGCGTATCCGCGCGAACCTATGTACTACGAGTAGAGTTAACAACAGATAACAGGGGGTAAGAAAATGAACAAGAACAAGGCAGTACTTTTTATCAAGGAAGTGAACGCCGTGCGTGAAATGGTCGACCGAAAGGCTCGGCCTGATATCATTTATAGTACGGTTTTCGATAAGCACTGTGGCTCGGCGGCATACTGTAGTGCTCTGTGGAAGGTTGAATATTGGAATGCTGAATATTTTGCCACAAGTGATTCTAACGAAGATGAGGTGATGGGATGGCTTGAAGCTCACGAAGCTGAGGCTGATGCACTCGCACATGCCTTTGATATTCAGAGGCGCCATAATAAGGGCTCTGATATCGTATTCTAGGAAAGTAAGTTGCCCTTCCCTTCTTATTTTAGGAGTAAGTTATGCAAAATCTAGGATATGCTTGCATTAATATGACTCTTTCTGATGTTCCTAAAAGCAGAAAGATCACTACAAATCGCAGCATGATTAAAAGAACTTTTGAAAAGCGAGGCTCTCTTTATGCTGGAGAGCTTGCTCTACAAAATGTTAGAGATCTAACAAAGATTCTAAAGTGGAATCATGACAATGGGATTAACTTCTTTAGGATTTCATCTGAGGTCTTTCCTTGGGCATCAGAATATTCTATTTCAAAGTTAAATAACCACTCTTCAATTTCGCTTGCAGCACAAGCCGCTGGTTCAGTTGCTAAAAGATACGGAATGAGACTAACCTCTCACCCTGGACCTTTTAACAAGCTTTGCTCTCCAAACGAAAGAGTTGTTCAAATCACTATTCGTGATCTAGAAATTCACGGAGAGTTCTTTGATATGCTTGGGCTATCAAGAACGCCTTACAACAAAATCAACATTCATGTTGGCGCTGCTTATGACTCAAAAGAGGTAGCCCTAGATACCTTCTGTAGAAACTTCGAAAGGCTATCTGATTCTGTAAAGTCTAGGCTAACAGTAGAGAATGATGACAGACCCTCTCTTTACTCTACTCATGAGCTTTACGAAGGAATCTATAAGCGACTTGGTATTCCTATTGTATTTGATTATCATCATCATAAGTTTAGAAATGATGGAGAGACAGAAGAAGAAGCCCTAAGGCTTGCGGCTTCAACGTGGGGAGATATTACACCGGTTGTTCATTATTCAGAATCTAGATCAGATGAATATAATGATCTAAAAATTAAGGCCAATTCTCATTCAGATTATATTTACAATCAAATTAATGATTATGGTTTAGATATCGATATTATGATCGAAGCAAAGGCAAAGGAGCTTGCACTACTTCGATACAGGAAGCTGACAGGAGAGTAATTATGGTTGATCCGAAGGTAAGAAAGTCATACAGAGAATTTCAAAAGCATCTTTCAAAGGTTAAGGTTATTAGTGAAAGGTGGAGTATTAATTACTCTAATGAATCAGTAATTTACGAATATTGGAACTCTATTTCCTTGGCAGAGAAAAGGCGGATAGTTTCTTACACAAGCTTTACATCTTCGCTTAACTCTTCATCATAATCATCCATATCATCATATTTGGCAATTTTTTCTAGCAAGGAATCGAGAATGCTAGCTTCTTTTCTTAAACCTTTTTTATCCAATAGATTTGCTATTTTAATTATTTCTTTTAACATTTGAATTCTCCTACCACCAAGTGTATTTCTTTTTTGCACCAGTTAAGTGCGGGTATCTACCAATTCTACAAGACCAATAACGTGGAGTACAGCGATCATTAGCTGTTTTGCACTTGTGTCTTGCTACAAAAGATTTTCTTCTATCTGGCTCAGATATTCTTAAAGGCATATCTGGAGATCCAAAAGAAATCTTTTTAACCTTACCATTGCATCTTGCATAAACATAGAACTTTTTTGACCCACCCCTTTTAGGCTTACCTAATGGTGGATCTTTTTTCTTCTTATTCTTCTTTTTTGCAACCTTATCTTCTAATGATTCTTCTAAAAATGGTATATCAAGTAAAACTTCTCTTCCATTATAGTTCGCGGTCTTACCAAGATCAGATGATAATAGCTCTACGTCTTCCTCACAGAACTTCATCATACCAGAGAGCCAGTGTTGTCTTGCTTCTGTTATAAGCTCAAAATAAGCAGAAGAACCAAAGCGATAAATATTGTCGGATATTGGAATTTGTTTTTCTACATGATGCTTTAATCCAGCATTCTTAATTAAAGATGCGGATTTAACAATGGGCGCTTTAGTAATTCTTGTGTAGTTTGCTATTTTATCTAATCTATTCATTTTAATTTTGCAACCTTTATGACCAAATCAGAAGATCCTTTTATTATTCTATGCCATGTATTTTTATTAATAAAAATTTCTTCATCACCTATAAGTACAGGTAATTTATTATCTTCTTGATAAAGCCAGCCATCACCTGATATTTTAGATATTATTCTATCCTCTTTATCCTTATGCCAATATAAATCTTCAGCATCTAAATCTGCAGAAAACCTTCTTACAAACAAGTTTTCGGACACCCTTTTTTCTTCAAATGGTAGCATGCAACCCTCGCACGTATTTTATCCTCAAGAATCTTCCTCTTCGCCATCGTCAGCAGCGTGCTCTTCCTCTAACAGCTCCATTGCGCCTTTTGATGCAATTTTGGTTAAAAGATTATCAATTAAGTCAGCATCTTTTTGCAAACCAAGTCTATCGAGCTTATCTGATAATAATATTAATTCATCTTTTAGATTCATTTTAATCTCCAACCTCTTGTAAAACTTCTGTTATTTATAAGCAATATATTAATTGTTTTGAGAATATTACTAATAATATTTTTTTATATAAATGGAGCCATTGTAAAATGGCAGTATCAATAAATAGAGTTATAGCAGATGGCGTCCAATTTGCTGGGATATAGTTTTGCTCAACTGGTGATGCGGCAGGAGAGTCAGGAACCATAATTGACATTGGTACGCTCTCCAATGCTGATGGCTCCGGAAACGAAAGAGTTAGAATTAAGAGCATTGTAGTTCCGAAGGCTGACCCTGTTTCTGTGCTTAAGCATCATCATAAGGATGCAGACAGTGGAAACTAATTTCTTCATTGAAGAGGTTGAACCAACCACACAGTGTAAACATAAGAAATCATCTTGCGATAAATGTGGAACATCAAATAGGCGGGATTATATTCGCACCACAAAAGGTGGTAACGGATTGATTTCGAAGCTTAAAAAGAATAAAGGAAAGTAAGTAAAAGCATAATGACTAATAACGAACTCCGCGAAGAAGCGAAGCGCCTAACGGCTAGTGTTCGTCTGAATGACGACGATATCTTTTCTGTCGATATTGCAGCTTTCCTCAAAGCTCTTGATAAGCTTATTGACTCTGAAGAATCTGCATGGCAGCAACTTGAAGAGATGAAAGATGCCGAAGCTGCTCTTATGGAGCAGCGCGACCTTGGCTTTACTCTAAAAGTTCAAGATAACTAACTTTAATTAGGAAATAAAGACTATGTATTGCGGATACGATGTGGGAATCTCGGTACTCCTGGATAAGAAGATTACAGGAGTTGTAGTAAATCGAGATGGTCCGGACGATGAAATCGTCTTTGAAACCGATGATGGCTCGTACAAGATGTATCACTCGCAGGATTGCTGTGAGAATGTGTATATTGAGGACATTAGCGGTAATCTGCAAGGACTCGTTGGGCACGTTGTGCGTCTTGCAGAAGAAACTACAGGCGGAGCTCCAGAGGGATATGATAGGCAATCATCCTATCCAGACAATTATTCAGATGATTCTGAAACTTGGACTTACTACAACATTTCAGCAGGAAATGAAGATGTAAATATCCGATGGTATGGAACCAGCAACGGATACTACTCTGAGTCTGTTTCCGTTGTGAAGTTGAGCTAGAATAAAAGCTTAACCAGAGGCTGACAGTCACTCTTTTTTCGGCACTGACTACACTACTCAAATGCATGGATTCAATCGAGAATGGAGACAGCATCCGAGAGCTTACCAGCATTGCTCACGAGTGGAAGCTTCAGATTCCTGCCCATCTGATTCCGGTTACTCTCGAGAAGTAACGGCAGCAAAGAAAGAAAAAGAAAGGCGCGTAACTCTTGACCGAGTTGCGCCGCCGCGCAAAAACTTTACATGTTTATTCCCTGCAAGATTTGTGCCATCGATTTATAATAGGTTGGTTCATTTTGGCACGATTCCTGCATGGGCCGCAGCCAACACAAGCCCTCGCAGAAACATAACAAATCTTTTTAAAAACTAATCTGCGCCAGCTATCTATAAGCGCAGGGATATCCCTGTGTATAGTCGGAGGTTTTTTATGGACGAAAAAGAGGCTAATTTCTATTGGGGCCTGATTTGTTGGGCCGATTCTAATCCAGATGTATCCCGCACTCTAATCGCCTCTGAGATTGCCGCATTGTGCTGGCGAGCTTCGGGGCTTGTTGAGGTTTCAGAAGCTGGGATTTACTAGGGATACAATCGGCTTTGGATTTCTAATCCTTTTACTTCCGAAGCAATCCTTCTTATCGGTTCAGAAGTTGATTACTTTGAAGAAACAATGAGAGATCTGATGAATCGCCAGAACGGAGAATGAAATGAAGTCTTTTCAGCAGATTCTTTTTAATTGGATTCTTTCCGAAATGAAGAAGCAGAATTGGAAGCGTTCGGTTCGCACTTCAGAGCTGGATTATGATAGTCCCCACTGTGCATATTCAGATCCGAATACTGGTATGCGCTGTGCCGTTGGGGTATGTTTGCCTAAGCGTGGAGATTCTCTTTACGGCAATTTCCAGGGCGATGTAGATGATTTGGTGGTAGAGTTTAATACAGAACTTCCGTCTTTTCTTTATAGGTATCGGTATTTTATGCAAGAGATGCAGTCTTGGCATGACGACTATATGACCGTTGCTAATCTAAGGCAGATTGCAAAGCAGTTTGACCTTGACATTCCACAAGACCTGATGCCTCCTAGCCGATAGAACGGCTAAAACAATGAAGTCTTTTCAGCAGATTCTTTTTAATTACATTCTCTCCGAAATGAAGCGTCAGGAGTGGAAACAAGCAACAAATGACAGAGGTTGTGCTTATCTCACTTCGGATGGATTGCGCTGTGCCGTGGGTGTGTGTCTGCCTAAGAGTTATGATAGCAAGTGGCTTGGTCAAATGGGCGGGCTGAATACGCTGATTATTCAGAATGGACACATTCTTCCGAAGTTTATCTCTGCTAACTCTCTGTTTCTAAGCAATATGCAGGCTTGGCATGATAACGGATTCAGCAACGATACTCTGCGCGAAATTGCTTCGGTTTTTAACTTGAAGATTCCAAAGGATCTGATGCATCCTGGCTTTGGAAATGAGTCTAAATAAAGAAATTGACCCTGGATTGCTTTGGCTGTTTGCGATTCTGTGTGTTGATGTGGTGCTGGCTATTAACTT